AATTACTTCCCATTAAGAAAGTGAAGGCCCGTGTATTCATGGGATGCAACTTCCCTTTCCTGCTCTTATGCAGAATGTATTTTAAGCCATTCATGCAGTTAATCAGTACAAATCAACATTTGTTTGAAGCTGCATGTGGCACCGATATGAATTCAATTCAGGCAGAGGAGATGTATACTCATTTGACAAAACATGGGACTGAACACATAGTAGCACTTGATTATAGTGCTTTTGATCAGACTATGTCAGCTCAAGTGTCAACAGCGGCATCGAAAATTATATTGGATATTTTGCAGCGCTTAGGTTGCTCACCAGATCATTGTAAGATTGCTGCGGGATTATTAACTGATATTAATTATCCAGTTCTGCATTTCTTTGGTACTATGATACAATTGGCGAACAGTAATCCTTCAGGTCAACCACTGACCACCCAACTAAACGGTATCGTAAATTCTTTATATTTACGTATTTTCTTTTATGATTTATACCCTAAATTGCCTGGAGGTGTAACCTATCGCGACGTCGTTACCACTTTAACATATGGTGATGACAATATTAATGGCGTACATAAAGATTATCTCGAATTTAATGGACTTAATATAGTTGAAATTGGGAAGAAGTATGGACTAAATATTACTATGGCTGCTAAGGACGACGAAATTGTCGCTTTTACAGATATCAAACATAGTGGGTTTCTTAAGAGAAATTTCCGGTTTGATGAAAGTATAGGCCATATTGTGGCAATGATGGAAGAATCATCCATTTTGAAGGCAGTACATTGGTTTAAGAAAGGTCATCCACAAGGTGAAAGGACAGCTTTTGCCGAAAAGGCGGACGGTATGATGCGCAATGCGCGTTCCATATCACGCCCATTCTTCGAAGATATTAAGGGTAAGCTTTATAATATCGCAAAGAAGAATGATTTTGAGCACATTATTACATGGTATGATTTCGACGAATTGAGTATTTTTGTGAAAGATCAATATTACACTAATTATCGCCCTGGGTTTTATTACCCTGAGTTTGAATTTGAATCACAGGCGCTATCCATCGATTGCCTTGAAACAACCGATGTGTTATTGCATTTCCGAGATGCCCAGGCGCAGGCGTTATACATTATCGCACATGGTA